TCAAATCTTCAACGCAGAAATCCTCACCGCACAGCAGGGTGCATGGCCTTGATCAGCAAAGCCGGCCAGTTGAACGGCTTGAAGAATTTCATTGAGATGGCGCTCATCGATCAGGTCGCTCGACTTCCTGAACTTCGCGATGGGGTCCAGGGACAGTACGGAAAAGAAACCATTGATATCCGCCACGTCGATACCCATGCATCGAAAGCCCGCGAGCGACAGGGTGGGGTTACCTGCAGGGTGCCCGAAACGCTGGCTTTGCCACGCAGCCACGGGCTCGGGGATCTGGATGGCGATCAGGTTGCATGCTGCATCGGCCCGGACGGCCTCCATGACCGCTTCCAGCGTGTCCTGATCCTCGATGTGCAGCAACTGGTACAGGTTTTCCTGCAGCCCGAACTGAGCGGCAATGGCGGCATGCATCACATCGTGCTGGCTCCAGTCCGATAGACCCACGCGGGGAGTGCCGTCGCAGGGCCATACGCGGATGTCGAAGCCGATGCATGTGTACTTCGTCATTTGATGAAGTGCCTCAGTCATTGCTCCACAACGCCGACTTCGCTATCCCCGCCACATACTGAATCACCTCCACCTCATCCTCCGGAATGCTGATCCGCGGATGCGCCTCGTTCACCGAATCGAGGTGCACCATGCCATCGCGCACATAGGCCAGCTGCTTGACCATGACCTTGCCGCTGCGCTCGCGCACCAGCACCTCGTCGCCGGGCATGAAGCCGTGGTTGGGCTCGATGACGACGAACTCGCCGTGGCGGATGCGCGGTTTCATGCTCTCGCCGCGGCAGCGCAGGGCGTACGCGTTGGGGTCGCGCGTGGGCCAGTTGATGCGGCCGTCGCCGTGGCCCACGGGGTACTGCAGTTCGCAGAAGTAGCCGTCGTCGCCCAGCTGCGCGGTGCCCACCACGGGCACGCCTTCGGGCGCGAGGCTGCGCGCGGCCTCGCTGCCGGCGCGCAGCAGCGAGGGGAACATGCTGCCCAGGGGCAGGTTGGCCCGCTTTTCGAGGTTGAGGGCGGCGCGCTCGCCGAAGGCCTCTTCCTCGTCCAGGTACTGGGTCATGCGGCCCTTGCTCACGCCGAACTGGTCCATGAACCTCTGGCGGTCGGTGCCGAAGTGCTTCTCGAAGTAGGCGGTGAATTCCGCGCGGCGGGTGCTGTCGTTGCTCATGGCTGCGCAGTTTAGCTGTAGCTAAATTTTTGGCAAGTTGTTTTAGCTTGTGCTTGACTATTTGTTTAGATAAAACTAAACTTGCTGCCATGAGATTCACGGATTGGCTGGATGCCGAACCCGGCCGAAACAAGGCGGTGGCAGTGCACTTTGGGCTGACGCCCAGCGCCATCACGCACTGGCGCCGGGCTGTGCCCCGAAACCGCATGCACGAGCTGCATGTGTTCACACAGGGGGCGGTGGACTTTGCCGGCATGTTGCCCCGGTCCCGGGGGAGCCTGGTGCCTGGCACCGGAGCCCCGGACTCCGGGGGCGGCTGACTGGTTGTTGGTTTTCTCCTTCCGCGGCGCCGATGCAGCAGGTGCCGTGGACCTTGCCCGGCGCTGCGTTGCGCGGCTTTGTTGTGCCTTGCGCGGCGCCGGGTGTTTTTTGTTTGTTTGTTTCTTTCTTTCTTTTTTTGTGATGGGCCCACCTGTGCGCTCCTGCGGGAGCGTGGGCGCCCGTACGCCTTGTGAGGAGCCGCTGAAGCCATGCGATCGACGACAACAACAACAACCACCACCACAACAACAACACCACCACCACTACCACCCGTGCAGACAGCGGGGCCCAATGCCTTTGCGTTGCTGCGCCCGCGCAGCAGTGCCGTAGCGGCCAATGATGCGGTGGCACCGCGATGCGGCGGCAACAGCCGTGGCGCGGCGACGGAAGGCACCACCAAGGTGCTGGTGCTCAACCGCCGCGGACTGCGGGTGGTGGACCTGGCGCCGCGTGTGCAGGGGGCCATCAGCATCGAGAGCCGCGCCCAGGCGCAGGCCAGCCTGGACAAGAGCCGGCGCATTGCGCGCGACTGGAGGCAGTGATGGGGATGCTGATGGGCCACACCCTGCAGCGCCTGACGCCCGAGGTATTGCGCGCTGCAGCGCAATCGGCGGCTGCGCAGCACATCCCCTTGGCCGAGGCCAACCACCACGAGCCGGGCACCGCGCTGTGGGCGCAGTTCAACGAGGCCTATGCCGCATGGCCGCAGCAGGAGGGCGCGTGAGCAGCACCGGCACCAGCACGAAGGGCTGCGCAGCGCTGCCCGAGCCCCTGACCTTGCCCGGGTGCGACCTGAGCGACTTCCCGTACATGGAGCTGGATGTGCGGCGGCTGCGCGATTCGAAATTTGCGGCGGCGGCCGAGGGCGAGGCGTTCCGCGCGGGCATTCTGCTGTGGTGCGCGGCCTGGCACCAGGTGCCGGCGGCCTCGCTGCCCGATGACGATGTGGAGTTGGCCAACCTGGCCGGCTATGGCCGCGTGCTCAAGGAATGGAAGAAGGTGCGCGCTGCCGCGCTGCACGGCTTTGTGAAGTGCGCGGACGGGCGCCTGTACCACCCCGTGGTGGCCGAGAAGGCGATTGCCGCCTTTGCTGCCAAGGAGAAGTACGCCTACGAAAAATACTGCGACCGCCTGCGCAAGGAAAACGCCAAGCGCGCCAAGGAGGGCAAGCCGCCCGTGGGCGTGCCGCCGCAGGCGCTGTGGAAGACCGGTGCCTACCCGCATGGCATGGCGCCTGCGGGCGAGGGCGATGGCCATGTTGCGCAGCAGCCGGGCGATGGCGGCTTTCCGCCGGAAATCCGCCACCCGTCCACCGGCCATCCACCGGAAACCGGCCTTAAAGGGAACCGAAAGGAACGGAGCCGAGACCGAGACGGAGATGGAACCGGAGACGGAACGGATCTCTTTGGCGAAACCCGCAGACCCGTTGCTGGCGCAACGGCCAGCGCCGAGGCGCTGCGCGGCAACGCTGGCATCGATGTCGCCGATGCCGCCGAGGGCCTGGCGCGGGACGCGTTGTGGTCGGCAGGCAAGTCGCTGCTGGCACAGGCGGGCATGCCGCGTGCGCAGTGCGGCAGCTTCATCGGCCGGCTGTGCAAGGACCATGGCAGCGACACCGTGGCCGAGGCCGTGCGCGCTGCCTGCGTGGCCCGCCCGGCAGACCCGGCCGAGTACATGAAGGCCGTGTGCCTGCGCGCCGCCGGCCAGCGCGGCCCGGTGCTGCGCCGTGCCGGCGCACCCGGCACGCCGCCCCTTTCGGGCAACCGGCAGGAGGCGCTGGAGCAGCGCAACCGCAGCGTGGCCGATGCCTGGGCGCTGCAGGCGCCCGACGCGGCCGTGCACGCCGCGTCGCCGCAACCACCAGTACCGAACCACCACCCGCAACCCCACCACGTACAGGAGCCACCGCACCATGCAAGCATCTGAACGCGCGCCCTTTGCGCAGCTGATCACCGATGTGCTCGCCTACTACCGGCAGGACGCCAGCCGCTTTGTGCTGGACCTGTGGTGGAACGCGTGCCAGCCGTTCGAGCTCTCGCAGATCCGCCAGGCCATGCAGCGCCATGCCACCGATGCCGAGCACGGCCGCTTTGCGCCGCGCGTGGCCGATGTGGTGCGCATTCTGGCCGGCACGGCGGCCGAGCGCGCGGCCCTGGCCTGGGGCAAGACGCTGGAGGCCATGGGCAGCGTGGGCGCGTACACCGACGTGGTGTTTGACGACCCCGCCATTCACGCCGCCGTGCAGGACCTGGGCGGCTGGCCCAAGGTGTGCCGCACCGACCTGAGCGAGCTGGGCTACCTGCAGCACCGCTTTTGCGAAAGCCACCGCGCCTACACCGGGCGCGGCAGTTTCGACTACCCGCGCTGCCTGGGTGGTGACCGCAGCCCCGACAGCGAGTACGCCAAGGTCGGCCTGCCGCCGCCGCGCATCGCATTCATTGGCAATGCACAGCGCGCGCGCCTGGTGTACGACGGGGGCAATGCGGCGGGCAAGGCGGCGGTGCGCTTTCACGCGCTGCAGGCCCTCGCGGCAGCGGGTTCCATGCCACCGGCTGCGCCGCGCAGTGAGGTCGAGCCAGGGAACGAGGCTGCGCGTGTGCCATTGGATGCACCGCGCGCCGCAGCGCAGCCGCCACTGCCCAGGCCCCGCAGCACCCAAGCCATCACCGTGCGGCCACCCCACGCCACAACCCCCGCCATGGACCGCGCTGCATTGCGCGCGCTGGCATCGGCAGGCCCCTTGGCGGCGGCCGCCGCAACACCCCCACGGCCCGGCGCATTGCGTGCCGCGACCGGGGTGCGCCAGCCCACTGCGCAGGCCCCGCAGACACCCATGCACTGAACACCACCGCTGAAAGGATGTACCCCTCATGAAAGCCATGCTCATCAAATCCCCCGAAGGCCTGCGCGGAACGACGCCGGACGACCAGGACGCCTGGGCCCGTTTCACGCGCAAGCTGGAGGTGATGAAACCCGGCACCTGCCTGCGCATGGAATGGAGCCGCCCGCGCAACGGCCCTCAGCACCGCCGCCTGTTCGCGCTGCTGCAGGTGGTGGCGGAAAACAGCGAGGTCTATGACACCGCCGAGCGCGCGCTGGTGGCCGTGAAGCTGGCCGCCGGCTACTGCGACGATGCCATCGACCCGCGCACGGGCAAGGCCGTGCCGGTGGTGCGGTCGATCCGCTACGAGGCCATGGACCAGCCCACCTTCGAGCGCTTTTACGCAGCGGCGGTGGATGCCGTGCTGCAGCTCATTTTGCCCACCATGGACCGCGCCACGCTGCAGCGCCTGATCGCCATGGTCGAGGAGGGCTGGGCATGAGCGCCGCACTGTTGTCCACCCTGCGCGGCAACGCGGAGCCGGTGGTCTGCGCGCTGCTGCGCAGCGATGGGGCAGGGCAGCCGTGCCCCGCGTGCCAGGCCGCGCAGACCCGCGCGCACAGCCCGCTGTTTCGCGCCCACTGCCACGGCTGCAAGGTGCGCGCATTGGCGCAGGGCCCGCAGTTCTGGCGCTCGCTGAAGGAGGGCGCCCACACCGATGCCTACCAGGGCGAGCTGGCCGCCGTGTTCGGTGCAGCGGGTGCAAGGGAGGGCCATGCCGTGGTGCTGGCCGAGTACCGGCGCCTGCGGGCGCTGCAGGACAACGCCGTGCGCTGCGGCCTGGTGCCACGCACGCCCGAGGCCGCCAACGACGATGGCCGCAACGACCGCACCGATACCCACAACACCAACCAGACCGACAACAACCCATGCGAGGGATGAGCATGCTGATGACCACCGACCCCACCCACAGCCCCTACCGCACCGTGGAGGAAGCCTATACCCGCGCGGGCACCTCGTCGTCGAACCTCAAGGTCGACCCCGATCGCCGTGGCGATGCCGATGTGCTGATCGCCGCGGGCTGGTCGCCCGGCATGCTGGGCGGCGCGCTCATGCGCCTGCGCGGCGAGTGGGACAGCGTGGCAGCGCCGCGCTTCAGGCAGGACAGCACGGCGCACCAGCGCCGCAACCACCCGGGTGCAGATGCAGATGCAGGTGCCGGTGCCGATGCCGTGCAACTGCTTGGCCGCCTGCGCTCGCTGGCCCAGGTGCTCGAAGCCGTGGAGCGCTGGGCCACGGCCAAGCACCTGGCCGACGCACGCACCCTGGCGCGTACCAGCGTGTGCTATTGGCTCGACCCCACCTGCCGCGCCTGCCTGGGCCGCGGCGCCGCACTGGTGCCCGGCACGCCCATGCTGGGGCGTGTGTGCAAGGCCTGCGGCGGCAGCCGCAAGGCGCGCGAGCCCATGGGCCAGGACGGCCGCCGCACGCTCAACATGCTGGACGATTGTGTGAGCCGCCGCAACCAGTCGATGAAAAAACGCTTGCACAATTCCATGCATCGCGGTTAGAATTGCACCAGACGATTGCAGAGGGTGCTGACCCTCTCGCCCGTCGCCCCTCTGTTGAATGCCCGCAGCCACAGCCTGGCTCATCGCCTGTAGCGACTGCGGTAGATAGTTGGGGTGGTTTGTCGTCTTGGATTTTGTGAATCCCGCATGGTTTGCCCTGCGGGATTTTTGCTTTGCGGCCTTGCTTTGTTGGCTGCAGCCCTGGTTTTGTTTTCCCTCTTTTCCCACTGCCCCCGTGCATGGCGCACCTGCGCTGCGCGCGCGTTGCGGCGTGCGCCAAAAGACATCCATCCATCTTTCGAGGTGCCCCATGAGCCCTGCCACCAAAGCACTGCACGAAACCCTGATCCGCCTGGCCAAGGGCGCGATCACGGCCTGGGAGCAGTGGTTGCAAAAACAGCAGCAGTTGCCGCCGCAGCCCTGACCCCTTGTCCCACCGTTCACTCTGCCCCGCGGCAGGCCGCTCTCCCGGATCTTGTCTGGGCAGATACGCCTGCCACCTGCCACGCAGAACTTCCGCCGCACTGTCGTTGATTGGTGCGGCTTTTTTTTGTTTGTCTGTTGTCACTTCGACATCTCCACTGAAAGGCCCATTCCATGGCTGTATCCCTGCCCGACGGCGCAACCATCGCCATTGCAACCACCTACGGCTCGGTCAAGACCGTGACCGCCATCACCAACGCCAACCCCGGCGTCATCACTTCGGCCGCGCACGGCCTGCTCAACGGTGCCTTCTACGAGCTCAAGTCGGGCTGGCAGAAGATCAGCGACCGCGTGTTCAAGGCCTCCAACGTGGCCACCAACGCGCTGGACGTGACCGGCATCGACACGACGGACACCAACCGCTTTGCGGCCGGTACCGGCGTGGGCAGCCTGCGCGAGATCACGGCCTGGACGCAGATCCCGCAGATCCTGGAGTTCACCACCAGCGGCGGTGACCAGCAGTTCGCCAACTTCTCCTTCCTGGAAGAAGACTACGAACGCCAGCTGCCCACGGTGACCAGCGCCCAGTCGATCCAGATCGGCATCGGCGACGACCCTTCGCTGCCCGGCTACCAGGCCCTGAAAGCCGCCGGCGAAGCCCGCGCCATCCGTGCGCTGAAGGTCACCCTGCCCAACGGCGCTGTGCTGCTGTACAACGGCTTTGTGTCCTTCAACGAAACGCCCACGCTGACCAAGGGCAGCGTGATGCAGGTGCGCGCCACCATCTCGCTGCAAGGCCGCCCCACGCGCTACTGAGCGCGACAGGCGCCGTGAGGCGCCTGCTTGCTTCTCCCTTCGCCTGCACCGCCATCGTTTGCTTTGGCCGTGCGGGCATGACCCTCTGCACCGACCCGGCCCTGTTCGCTCCTTCGAGGGGGCGGCAGGGCTGGGCACGGGCTTTTCTTTTTTGTTGACTGTTTCTCCCTCGAAAGAACCAACACCATGGCCAAACTCGTAATCGGCAAGTCCACCCCCAAGTCCTTCGCACTCAAGGTGGAAGTGCCCACGCCGCACGGGCTCGACGAAGTGAACTTCGACGCCCGCCACCTGCCCTCCACCGTGTGGGCCAAGATGCGCGAGCAGCACGCCGACGCCATCGGCAAGACCGTGCAGGCATTGTTCGACGCCGCGCGCCAGGAGGCCGAGCAGGCCTATGCCGCCGAGCAGGCGAGCAAGCCTGTGGCTGCTGTTGCTGCTGCGGCCAAGAAACCCGCCGGCAAGAAGGCTGCAGTGGTTGCGGCCGAAGCCGCCAACGATGGCGCCGAAGTGGTGTTGTCGTCTGACGCCGACGCCAAGGAGGCCGCCATCACCGCGCTGATCAAGCCCGTGAAGGAAAGCGACATCGCCAGCCTGCGCGCCAAGCACAGCGCCGAGCTCATCGTGCAGATCGTTGCGGGCTGGGACCTGGACGAACCCCTGGGCGTGGACGCCCTGGTCGACATGTGCGACAGCTACCCCGGCGCCGCCGAGGCCGTGTTCAAGGCCTACAACGAAACCCGCGAAGGCCTGCGCCTGGGAAACTGAAGGCCATCGGCCGCGCGCCCTACCACAAGCCCCCCGACGAGGCCGAGCTGGCCGCCTGGGGCATGCGGTTAAGCGACTTCCCCGAGCAGGACGTGGAAGTCTGGCCCGAGCACGTGGACGCCTGCCTGCTGTTTTGCAGCGTGAGCACCCAGTGGCGCGTGGGCATGGGCGGGGCCACGGGGCTCGACTACCCGGCGGTGTTTGCGACGCTGGATCGCCTGCACCGGGGCAAGACCGATGCGGAGCGCGATGCGATCTTTGCGGATGTGCAGGTGATCGAGCGGGCGGCGTTGGAAGAGATGAATAGCAGGGATTGAGGCAGTCCTGCGGGTCGCCTGGTCACGTCTTGTTTTGTTTGTGCAAACCACCTTCGGGTGGCTTGTTTGTTTTTGGGCTTGCGCTTGGCGGGCCATATCCATGAGAGGTTGAGTATGGCCATTGATCAAACCGCCGATGCAGTTCAAGCCAACGCGCAGTACCTGGCGCAGGGCCAGGCCATGGTGTCTGTGGCCCAGCAGATCGAGCAGGCTGTTGCGGGGCAACTGGCTGTTTTTGGAAGCATGCAGCGGGCTGTGGCTGACCTGTCGAGTGCTATGCAGAGCTTGCCGGGGCAGTTGGGCAGTGTGATTTCCGCATTGCAGTCCGGGAGTGAGTCGGGCTCAAGCTTCTTGGAGGTGAGCAATCAAATTGTTGGGACTCTTGCGGACTCCTCTGGGGCGATAACCAATGCTGGCTTGGCCTTTGCGGCTTATAGCGGACTACTGGGCGCAGCTGTTGCGCCGTTCACCATGGTAGCGGCCGCAGTGGCCGGACTGTCAATTGCCTACCACGAAGGTAGTAAGGAGTCCGTGGAGTACGCCAAGGCGATTGCGCAGACCGGTAATGCAGCAGGCACCCGTGTCTCTGAACTGCAGGCCATGGCCGTCAGCGTGAGTAGTGTGGTGGGAACTCAAGCGAAAGCTGCGGAGGCGCTCACCGCTTTGGTCGGGTCAGGTCAGGTCGGCGTTGCGTCTCTGGAGCAGTTCGCGGCCACAGCGGTATTGATGGAGCGCAATGTCGGCGTTTCCATCAAGGACACCGTGCGTGCTTTTGCCGAGCTGGGCGAATCCCCGGTGGAGGCGTCTCGTAGGCTGAACGCCCAGCACAACTACCTGACTTCCTCCGTCTATGACCAGATCAAGGCTTTGGAGGACCAGGGGTTGAAGACGCAAGCGGCAACGCTTGCGCAGCAGACCTACGACGCCGCCATGGTCAAGACCAGCAAGACCGTGGAGGATCGGCTGGGTTACTTGGCCAAAGCATGGCGCGGCGTCTCCGATGGGGCCAAGGAGGCCTGGGACAAGATGCTCAATCTTGGGCGGCCAGCGACTGTAGACAGCAAGTTGGCTGCTGCACAAGAGCAGCTTGAAACAACGCAGCGTGAGCGCTGGAAGTTTGGCAGCGGCGAGAGCGGAGAGGCTGCCTACAAGAGGGCGACCGGCGTCCTTCAACAGCGGATTGCGCTCTTGCAAGACCACAAGCAGTCGGAGCAGGCAGCTGCTAGTGAGGAAGCTAATAAGGCCGCGTCAGAGAGAAAGTTGATTGACGCGGGGGATTCGGTTGATAGACGTATTCAGGCTGCCAAGCCTTCTCACCAGCGTCGCAAGGAGGAACTGGAAGAGTTTCGCAAAGAGCAAGCGATCATTGCTGCCAAGCACCCCAAGGACAAGCGCTTGGACAAGTCAACGGTTGCAATGGTTGAAGCCCACATCAACGCTCAGTTTCAGAGCGGAGGTGCAAAAGGCTCTTCAGGTGAGGACGCATCCGGCCTGGAGATCATCAAGCAAAAGATCGCGGCCGAGAAGGAATACATCGAGTCATTGGGAAAGCGTGGCACAGCGCAGGAAAAGCTCAGCGAAGGTGCAAAGCTGGAAGCTTCAATCCAGAAGGAATTGGACAAGGGCAACCTCAGTGCCCGTGCGCGAGCGCAGAAGGAGAGAGAGCTCGAAGCAGCCCGAGAGCTGACGAAGCAGAATGCATTGCGTGCCGCAAAAGAGGCGGAGATATCAGCCCAGTCCAAGGCGGAAGAAGAACTGAAGAAGTACGCCGAGTCTGCCAGCAAAGCTGCGGAAGGGATTGGAAAAGCGGCCGAGGCTCAGGAGGCCCTCAACAAGGCATTTGGCAAGAGCAAGACCGAAGCCGAAAAGGACAAGCTTGATGGACTGAAGCAGGCAAGAAACAAGGAGGCGGACGAAGGGCCTCCGGTTCCTGGGCGGCTTGAGGCGATGGACAAGACCATTGCACAACAGGAGCGCTACGTATCGAGTCTTGTGGTCGCTGACTTCCAGGCCATAGGTGCGCAAGCCGACGCATTGCTGAAGACGGCCAGGGAGCAAAGCGAGCTTGCGGAGAAGGATGCGCAAATGACGGGCCTGTCGGCCGTGGAGCGTGCCAAGCTGGTGGCTTTGCGCCAGGTCGAGCTCAAGTACGCCAAAGAGTTGGAGAAGCTCGAAAAGCTTCCCGAGGGAACGGAAAAGGACGCGGCGCGTAACAAGCTGAACGAGGCCAAGCGCATTGAGGGCGAAACGGCTGTCGCAAAGGTGGTGCGGGAAGACTGGCAAAAGACAGCGGACCAGATCAATACCAGCCTCACTGATGCGTTCATGAAGAGCCTGGAGTCCGGCAAGGACTTCGGGAAGAACCTCCGCGAAGCACTGAAGGAGCAGTTCAAGAACCTGGTGCTCAAGCCGACCATCAGCACCATGATGAAGCCTGTCTCGGGTGCGCTGAGCAGTTTTGTGACCACCATCATGGGCGGGAGCAACAGTCCCGTCTCCCCGACAGGAGCCAATAGCGGTATCGGAGGTGATGACGAGTACGGCGGCGACGCCCAGATCGGCAACCTGATGACGGTCGTCCAGGCGGGCTATCAGGCATACACCAATACAGGGCTTGTCGGCGCCATCGCGAAAGCTTTTGGTATCGGTGGAAGCACCGGCGCTGGCGCCGGTGCTGGTGCAGCCGCAGGTGCCGGTGGACTGGGCGCCACCGGCTGGGGCGTGGTCCTGGCCGTGCTGGCCAATGCGATGGGTTTCTTCCGCAGCAAGAACATCGTCGGATCGGGTCTGCAAGGCACCCTTGGTCGCGGTGATCTGTCTGCCTGGGAGGAGGAGCGCACGGGGGGAACCCTGGTTTCCGGGTCGAGCTTCGAGACCACCGACCCGATTGCCCGATACAGGGAGCTCAAGCGCCGTGATCAGGAGGCCATTGCACGCTTCAAGGCGGAAGGTGCAACCGGCGGGGCGTCGGTGACCTACAACGGACAGCCCTACGATCGAACGCTCGCTGCCTCCAGCACCCTGAACTACGGTACCTACGACGAAGACATGGAGCGGATGATTGGTCTGGTGCAGGCCCAGTCCGATGGCATCCAGAAGGGGTACAACGAGTTTCGCAAGAATCTCGTCGGCATGGCCAACGACCTGGGCTTGGCGGGGGGGAAGATTGCGGACTTCACGTTCGACTTGAGTCAGCAAGACCTGAACTTCCAAGGGCTGGATGAAGCAAAGATTCAGGAGAAGATTACCGCGGCATATGGCAAGGCTGGCGCGGGCATGGCGAAGGAGGTATTGGGGCGGTGGATCACCGAAACGGTGGATGTTGTCAAGAGCACGCAGCTCAGCCAACTGACCGAATCGTCCGACGCGCTGTATGACGTGAAGGTGGAGCAGGTTACACGCAAGCGCTATGAGCCCAGCGAGTACGCCAAGGCAGGTGAAACCGCTTTCGATACGCTCAAGCGCCTGGCGACGAGCTTCAACACCCTCAACGAAGCAAGCGATGCCCTGGGCTTTGGCATTCACCAGGGTAGCCTGGCCCTCGCCGACTTTGCTGATGACTTCATCGAAGCGTTTGGTGGGCTGGAGCGCTTTACGGCCTCTACGGGCGCTTTCTTGCAAAACTACTACAGCGACGAGGAGCGCCGCCAGTACCTGGCTAGCAGTGGCTCGCGCCGCCTCGAAAAGCTGGGCATCAATGTCTCGGCCGAACAGCTTCTGGGGGCTACCGGGAACGACATCAAAAACGCGGTCAACTCGCTTGTCTCCGATCCGGATCTGTATGGCGATGTCATGGATGTCGCCAACTACATCGCGCCCCTGTATCAGGGGGCGGCGCAAGCAGCACCGGCGGTCGAGAACCTGTCCAACGCCGTTGACGAATTGACCCAGAAGTTCACCGGTGCCAAGGATGCCTTGCTCAACGATGCCAAATCGCTTGCGGTGGAACTGCTGCGTGCCCAGGGCAAGGAAGGGCAAGCCAAGGCGCTGGAGCGTCAGAACTATCTGGCCGGATTCTCCGACCTGGACGAAGGGCGCAGGCAGGAGCTCGCAACCCAGTACGACGCCAACGAGGCCACCCGCCGCGCCATCGACGTGCAGAACGAGCGCAACGGCCTGCAGAATGAGCTCAATGCGCTGACCGACGATGCGACCCAGGCGCTGACTCGCCAGCGTGACGCTTTGGACGAAAGCAACCGCGCGCTGTTTGACAACGTGCAGGCGGTCAAGCTGCAAAAGACGATTGCCGAAGAACTGCCCGGCGTGCTGAGCAAGTACATGCTGCCGGCCCAGCGCCGGAAGGCGCAGTACGAGGGCACAGCGGCGGAGCTGACTGCAGCGGGCATCCACGTGACGGGCGACCAGTTGGCAAATGCCAGCAAGGAGCAGTTTGCGGCCGCTGCCATGTCGGTCTACAACCTGGGCTCCACCACCGATGGCATGCGTCTGGCGCTGGTGCGCGCTGCGGGTGCCATCGCCGACATCAAGGATGCGGAAGTGGACGAGGCCTTTGCCAATGTCCAGCGGATGGTCGCGGCCCAGCAGGAGCAGGCGGAAGAGACCAAGGCGCGTGTCAAGGCGGTCTTTGACTTGGTTAAGTCGTCTGTAGACGAGCTTTACAGCGAAGTCGACAGCACGATGCGCATGCGGGCGGCCGAAGGTCAGGATGTCATCTCCAAGGCGTTGGCCACTGCGCAGCGTACTGGCAAGTTGATAGATGCCGAGGAACTGGGCAAAGCCATCTCGGCTGCGCGCCAAGGCCTGGATGGCACCCAGTACACCAGCCAGTTCGAGCGTGACCGTGATCGCCTGGTGTTGGCTGGAAAGCTGTCGGATCTGGAGGAGATCAGCGGGGAGCAATTGAGCGAGGCGGAGGCCCAACTCGAAGAGCTCGAGCGCATCTCGGACCAGGCCCAGCTCCAGATCGATGAGCTCAAAGGCATCCACAGCGGTGTGGGCGACGTGAACAAGGCGCTGCAGGATCTGACGGATGCCATCAATGGCAAGACGAATAGTGTTGCGACAACGCGGCCTTCAAACGTCATCACGGGCCGCGGAGAAGCTTCCTTCAATATGACAACGGGCCGAGGTACCACCGAGGATGGTGTGGAGTTCGAGCGCCAGGCCATCTGGAACGCAGCCCGCGAGGTGCTGGCCGCGGCACCCGATGGTTCAGGCGCCATGAGCGTCTACAACGCGCTGGCGGCGGGGGGATACACCCTTGCCCAATACAACGCGATGTTCGGCATGCCTGCCGGCACCCTGGAGCAAGAGGCCCAGAAGCTGGGCATGAAGGTGTTCCACAGGGGAACGCCCTTCGTTCCCAACACCGGCTTTGCGCTGCTGCAGCGCGGTGAAGCGGTCATCCCCACGGCCTACAACCCCTTCGTCCACGGCCGCAGCCTGGGCGATACGGCGCGCCTGGAAGCCCATCTGGAAAAGCTCACCGGCGAGGTGATGCGGCTGCAGAGCCTGCAGACCCTGGGCAATACGCATGCGCAGGCCACGGTGGAGCTGCTGGACAACGTGACCGAAGGCGGCAACGGCATCCGTGCCGAGATCATGAACAAGGTGGAGCTCGTAGCATGAACATTCTGATTCCCATTGAGATCACCGACGCGATGATCAAGTCCGGCACCAGCGTTGCCGAGCCAGACACGGCGGCGGGCGAGGTGGCCTGGGTGGCCAGCGGAACCTATGCGCTGGGCGATGAGCGGCTGAGCGAGCACGCCATCTTCGAATGCGTGAAGGCCCACAACGGCAGCGCAGTGCTGCCCCGGCTCGATGCGAAGAACTGGCTGCGCAAGCGCGCCAGCAACCGCTATGCGCCGTTCGACTACTACCTGTCCACACGCGGCCAGGGCACGGGCAGCGTGACCTATGTGCTGCAGCCGGGCTTCTTTCGCGCGGTAGATGTGCGCGGCCTGGTGGGCGACCGCATCAAGATCACGGCGCGCGATGCGCCTGGTGGCGCGGTGACCAAGGAGATCGACCAGGACCTGTTCGAGCAGCCCCTGGGCTTGTACGAGCTGCTGTTCATGCCGCTGACCAAGCGCACGGACGCTTCGCTGCGCGACATTCCCATCAGCCCTACGGCCGAGGTCACGATCACCGTGTCGGGCGGGGCGGGCGCCTCGGTGGGCATCGGCAAGCTGTCGGTGGGCATCTGGCAATCGCTGATCGGGCAGGACAAGTTTGGCGGGGTGGAGTCGGGCCCGCGCGCGCGGCCCAAGAGCTACACCTACCGCAAGTTCAACGACGACGGCACGTTCGAGCGCGTGCAGCGCGGCAGCGCCACGAACGTGGATTTCTCGGTGACGCTGGAGACCTCGGAGGCGAGCGCCGCCTCCGCGATCCTCACGCAGATCCTGGACACCCCCGTCGTCGTGGAGGCCAGCAAGCTGCCGCGCTTTGGCTGGCTCAACACCGTGGGCATCGTCACCGGTGACCTGCAGACCATCAACCACGCGCTCGCGCGCGCCTCCATTTCTGTAGAAGGGTTCATCTGAACATGCCTATCCAACCTGTGCCGGCAGCGCCGGCGACCGTCCCGTTTCCGGGGCTCAACGAGAAGGCGGCTGGCACCTACAACGCCGCCGCGTTTGCCTGGGGCAACCAGATGCCGGCGTATGCCGAGGGCATGAAGGCGCTGGGGGACAACGCATTCAACAATGCAACGGAGGCGAAAGCCAGCGCCGACATTGCCGCAACCAAGGCCAGCGAGAGCGTGGTAGCGGCAGACGTGGCGGTGATCGCCGCGCAGACGGCAGTCAATTCCCCAGGCTCCATGGCCACCAGCGCCACCAGCCTGCCTTTGGCCTCGGGCGACAAGGTGTTTGTGTTGGTTGAGGCGGACAAGGACTTCGCGGTGGGCCAGTTCCTGGTCGTATCGAGCCTTGCAAACCCCACCGTCAACTACATGACCGGCAGGGTCAAGGCCTATGACAAGCTGGGCAAGACCCTCACCGTGGGCAATGTGACGCCCTCAGGCGGTGGCACCCATGCCGACTGGAGCATCGCTGTCGGCGTAGGGCCCAGCAGCGTGCCGCGCGTAGCCTATGACAGCAGGGCCACCCTGCGGACGATGGCCCCTGTGCAGTCGGCCTCGGTCATCGTGAGTGGCCTGGGTTTGTTCACGTTCGACCAGGGTTCTACCGAGATTGATGACGACGAAACCTGCTTTGCCACGGGCACCGGGCGGTGGCTGCTGGAGGCTGCGAGCATGGATGTGGTGGACGGCTGGTTCAAGTTCCAGCTGGACCAGTTGCTGTCCATGCCTATCACCTTGTTCGGGAGTGCCAGGTCCGTGCTGGTCAACGTAGGTGCTACCCAAAATGTGGTGGCCGCAACGGCCGTTTGCTACGGCGCTTCTGTGGGGGACCGGGTTTTGGTCACCCCGCCAGGACCTCTCCAGTATGGAGCGGGTTGCTGGGGTGCAGTCACCGCGCCCGACCTGGTCACCGTCTACATCAACAACCCCAGCGCCGCCAATGTCGGTACCAACGTGGCCGGCATCTTTCGCTTTATCGTTTTCAAGGAGTCTGTGTAATGTCTATCGTCCGTGCAATCCGTCTTGGCAACACCCTTTCCTCTGGCGCAACCGACGGTGCGGCGCTCGAAGCGCTGATGGCTGACACTGCGCGCCGGGGTGAGTTTTCCGATCTCATGAACCTGCGTGGCCAGGCCCGCCGGCTGGCCGACAATGCCATCCCTGCTGCCGTCATCTGCAACAGTGCCTCAGCCCTGCCGCTGCTGATGGACAGCCGCACTGGTGCTGACGAGTTTGCCAACAGCGTCATGGGCTCGTCCATCCTGATGGCCAGTCGCCCCGCGATGCGTGCCGCGACCATGTCGGCCAATGGATTTCGGCGTTGGCTCACCCAGTTTCCGTATGCCCGCCGCACGGTCTTTGCCGCGGCCACGGACCTTGTGCAGGGCGTGATCTATGGCAACAGCCTGTATGTGGCCGTGGGCGGCAGCGCCTCCACTGGAACGATTGCCACATCGACCGATGGCATCAGCTGGACTGCGCGTACCAACCCCCTGTCCTCCGCGGTGTCCTTCTCGGACGTGGCCTATGCATTCGGCCTTTTCATCGCCATCGACACCAGCGGCCGCATCATCACTTCGCCCGATGGCACGACCTGGACCCAACGCACCAATCCCGCCAGCCCTCCAGCCAGTTCGTCGCTCACCACCATGCCCTTGGTGCAGGCGGAGGGACGCGTTGCCTTCGGCTGCAGGAACTCATCGAATCTGCCTTGTGTCGCGCACTCCACAGACGGAATCAACTGGTCCCATACGGTCGCCTATAACGCAGAAACCACTTCGGTCATGCACAGCCTCGCCTATACCGGCGTGTACTGGATTACATCCTTTGCCTACACCTCCAGCGGAAACGTTTCGCTGCGGTACGCGCCGACGCTTTCTGGTTCGCCGACGTGGAACACTTCCAATCTCGTCAGCAGCACCAGCAGTGCTACTACGCTGCACTTCCTGAACAACAAGCTGTATGTCACCAACTCGAGCGGCAATAGCCCTGTCCAGGCGGACGCGAACCTCAACGGGGTGGTGAACATTTACTCCACCTGGGGGATGCAGTATTTGTACGGTGCGGTGCCCCATCAAGGGTTGCTGCTCTTCATGAATAGCAGTAGCACGTGGGTGAGCGCCGACAACGGGCTGACGGCGCGCAACGCGGGCATTGAAACCGGCTTCTACTCCTATGCGCTTTCGGGGAAGTTGCGCGTGTTGAACAACGTGCTCTTCATCGTTGCGGGCAACAGCAATCAGATCGGTTGCAACTACTGAGCATCAGCGCCACTGACAGTGACCAGGCAAGCCGCACCAGCGGCTTTTTTTTCGTCCGCCCCCCGCCCACCAGGCGGTGGGGCCTGGGCGACGACTGCAAGGAAAAGCACCCATGAGAAACGAAACCATCGACGCCCTGGGCGCCACGGGCGGCAAGACCATTGCGGCCGGGGCGGGGCTCACCAGCTTTGGCTGGATCACGTCCAACGAGTTCCTGGGCCTGGTGGGCGCCATCGTGGCCGTGGCGGGCCTGGTGATCACCTGGTACTACAAGCGCGAGGCCAACCGGCGCCATGCGCGCGAGCACGAGCTGCGCATGGCGCGGCTGCGCCGGGGCATGGACCTGCCCGAGAGCGAGCTGGCCGAGCAGGGGGTGGACGAATGAGCAGCGCTGGCACTGCCTTTGCGGCCACCGACCGCCTGCGCTACTTTCCCCACCTGATGGGCACGCTCGCGCTGGCCAGTGCGGGTGTGCTCACCTTCCTGGGCCAGTGGGAGCCCGATCAGCGGGACCCTGGCCTGGTCTATGCGGACAAGCTCGCGGGCGGGCTGCCCACGGTGTGCAAGGGCATCACGCGGCATGTGACGAGCACGCCCGTGGTGGTGGGCCAGCGCTGGACGCCTGCGCGCTGTGCGCAGGAGGAGGGTGCCGCCATCGAGGCGCTGCAGCTGCGCCTGGCGCAGTGCTTCACGCGGCTGCCGCCGCAGAGCGTCTTCGACATGTCCACCAGCCATGCCTGGAACAACGGTGTGGGCAACACCTGCGCGAGCCAGGCCATGGTGGCCTGGAATGCGGGCGAATGGGCGCTGGGCTGCCGGCGGCTGGGCCTTTCTGACAGTGGCAAGCCGGTGTGGAGCTATGTGCGTACCGGCCGCACGCTGCCCGACGGCAGGCCTGAAATGCGCTTTGTGCAAGGCCTGGCGAATCGGCGCGCGGCCGAGACCACGGCCTGCCTGGAAGGGCTGCTGCAGGGGCACCGCACTCCATGACCACGCTGCTCATGACCCATGCCGCAGCAGCCGCGCTGGGCGCCGCCCTGGCTGCAACGGCTGCGTGGCAACTGCAGGACTGGCGCCTGGGCGAACAGATTGCCAGCCTGCAGGCCACCCATGCCACCGAGCGGGCCCGAGCCAGCCAGGCTGCCTGGGCGGCCGAGCGCGCCACCGCACTCAAGTACCAAGGAGCATTGAATGATGCACGCACCCGTGAGGCGGCTTTGCAGCGCGATGCTGCCCGTGCTCGCACTCTGTCTGACGGCCTGCGCGAGCAGGCCGCTGGCGCCGCCCGGCGCATTGCCGCCGGTGCTGCTGCCCCCGCCGCCATCGCTGGGTACGCCGCTGCCGCCGGTGAGCTACTCGCAGACTGCAGCCGAGCGCATCAGGAGCTGGCACGACAGGCTGATGGCCACGCCGCTGATGCGCGCGCCCTCAGAGACGCCTGGCCGGTGAGCGACGCAGTCGCCAGCCGCCACCCCTAGTCAGTTGCAGCTGATCAACCCCGGTGCACCGGCAATCCCTGCGTAGCGGATCTCGAAGGGCTGCGCCAGGTTGATGCTGGAGGGGAAGGCCGAGAACACGGCCTCTTTCTGCGCGGGCGAGGCGATGGTGCCGATACCCGACCAGCCGTTCGACGGAGAGAAGAGTGCCGTGTCCGCATCGTAGTGGTAGGGCGATACGTCGATGGAGGTGGTGCCCTGCACGAAGAGCAGGCTGCCGCTCAGGAAGTTGGGGTTGCCCGATGCCGCGGTGAGCAGCATGCTGACCTTCTGCGCCTCGGGGTTCACGCGGAAGTCGGCCAGCAGCATGCCATTGGCGTTGTTGGCAAGGGCCCCCGCGCAGGTGCGCTGGGCGGCCGACACGTTGAGCACCTTCACGGTGTAGGTGCTGGTGATGGTCTTGCCCTGCAGCAGCGCGCTGGCGGTGAACACCGCGTTCACATCGGCTGTCTGGCTGGCTGCCAGGAACACGCCCTGGGGCGTGATGGTGCCGGCCGAGGCGGGCACCACGGTCCAGATGGCCACCGTGGGGGTGCTGCTGCCGTCGGCGTTCTGCAAGGCGGCAGACAACGTGATGGTGCCAGCCTCGTTCACCGTGGTCGGGCCCGAGATCTTGAGCTGCGCTGCCGTGCTGGGGGCCACGGCTTGGGGTACGAAGTGCAGTGTTTGGGGGTCCCACTTGAAGGTGACGTCCCACTCGCCCATGCCGGGCACTTTCAGGCGCTTGACGGTGAAGGCGTCGACCGCCTCGGGCTGGTAGCCCGCATTGGTGAGGTCGATGTCGATCGCCGCAGAAGCGGACAGCGACAGGGTGGCGGCCGCAACGGCGGCGCAGATGGTTTTGGGTGATGCCCTCATGAACGAAATCCCTTGTTATCAGTGGTTTTGGGTGGCGGGATCGTAGCCGCCCGGCACCACGCCCTGGTGGCACCTGTCGTATTTGCACCAACCCCCGCCGCCAGCCCAGCCAGGCCTTGCGCCAGAGGGCTTCTTCGTTGGCCTGTGCGGTCTGCGGATCCTGCCAAACCCAATGCCGGTGCGGCTTGCAAGACCACGCCACCGTGGCCGCGCAGTCCCATCGGCCTTTCTTGCCACCCTTGCCAACCCCTTGAGTTTTGCCATGCAAGCACACACGCAGTTACACCTTTCTTCCTGTCCTTCTGCCGCCATGGATGCACCGACCATGCCCGCGCGCACCATCACCAGCATCCGCGCTGGCGGCCTCAAGTCGCGCGTGGAAAAGCTGCTGCACAGCCAGGCCGGCCAGCCGCTCACGCTGGGCCAGATTGGCGCCGCGCTGGACCTGCCCAAGACCTCGCACCCCGAGATCAGCAGTTGCCTGGCCAAGCTGCGCGAGGCCGGCCGCGTGCAGACCAGCACCGGACCGGCGTCGAGCGCGCGAGGGCGGCGGCTGGTGCAGCGCTACAGCATCCTGCTGCGGCGTGTGGGGGGCGATGTGTGCATCTCGGAGATGGATGCCCGCCGGGCGCTGGCCATGGCCCGCTGATTGCCCACCAGGAGACTTGCCCATGGACTTTGTTGAAGACCACAGCCAGGAAGACCTGCACCTCATCGAGCTGCAGGCCCCGGGCGCAGCCCCTTTGCACGCGGGTGTGACGGCGTCGGGCATGGTCTACCTGCGTGGCGACCTGCACCCGCTGGGCAGCGCCACGGCCCTCCTCAAGGCTGCGCGCGCGCAGGTGCCCTATGCCGCGGTGAGCGCGGTGAACGTGCTCTTCCCAGCCGACTGGCTGCGCGGCGAGTGTCTGCACGATGCCGACCGCCTGCGCGTGATTGCGGCCATGGAGCGCCTGGTGCGCGGGGCGGCACGATGAGTGGCGGCAAGACCGTGCCGCACTTGCTGGCGGTGCCTGCGGCTGGCGCCTGCCCGGCCAAACCAGTAGAGCCGCGCGAGGGCGTGGGCGCGGGTGAGCCCGCGGACGGCGTGACGCCGGCCATGGTGCTGCGCGAGCTGGCGGGCATAGCCTTCTTCGACATCCGCAAGCTCTTCAACGGCGATGGCAGCCTGAAGCGCGTGCAGGAGCTCGACGGCGCCACGGCCGCCGCCATCGCCTCCATCGAGGTGGTGGAGATCGGCCCGGGCGGCCAGCTGGAGCTGGGCAAGAAGTTCAAGTCGCCCGAAAAGCTCAAGGCCCTGGACCTGTTGGGAACGCACCTTGGCATGTTCGCCAAGAAGGCTGGCGACGATGCCCCGGACCCGCTGCGCAAGGCCCTGGCGCAGATGCCCGCTGAGCGCGCCGAAGGCATGTTGGCCGCGCTGGAGCAGGTGAAGTCGATCAAGGAGAAGCCGCACAGTGCCCGCTGAGCTGCCCGCCCTTCCCGACGCTCTGGCCGGCGCCACGCTCGAAGAGATCGCGGCGATCGAGGCTTTGCTGCGCGAGCGGCTCGCAGGTTGGCGCATGCGCCGCTTTTTCCAGGACGAAGGCCCTCTGCGCCGCGCGCTGTACGGCCGGCACCTGGCCTTCTTCCGCGCCGGAGCCGAGCACCGTGAGCGCTGCTTCATGGCCGGCAACCGCGTGGGCAAGACCATTGCGGGGGCCTACGAAACGGCTCTGCACCTCACGGGGCGCTACCCCCATTGGTGGGAGGGGCGGCGCTTCGATGGCCCCATCCAGGCCTGGGCCGCCGGCAAGAGCCTGGAGACCACGCGCGACATCGTGCAGCTCGAACTCTATGGCCAGCCCGGCCAGCCTGGTACTGGCATGGTGCCGGCCGACGATATTGCCAAGGCCCGCCCGCGCGCCGGCGCCAACGGCGCGCTCGACTACCTGTGCGTGCGCCACCAGAGCGGGGGCGAGTCGGTCATCGGCTTCAAGTCGTACGACCAGGGCCGCAAGGCCTTCGAGGGCACGGCGCGGCACTGGGTGTGGCTGGACGAGGAGCCACCTCTTGCGGTCTACAGCGAGTGCCTGACGCGCACGGCGACCACGCAGGGGCTCATTGCGATCACCTTCACGCCGCTGGAGGGGGCGACGGAGGTGGTGCTGGATTTCTTGACGAAGGGGGTGGTGGTGGGTGGGGCGGGGTGA